CTTGACATTTCCGTCGTCTTTAGTAAAGACGCCGGAAGCAGGGTTGAAGCCCGTACGCGGAAGCGTCTGGGCAACAGCATTGATCGTAACTGTTTGTGGATCGGCGAAAGCCATGGGACAGAACCTATACAGAATTTTCGACATTTCCCACAGCGGGAGATGCCACCTGGTAAATCCAGGAATTTTGTATTGCTCAGCCAATATTGACTGAGAGCGGCTGCTTGGAAATTCCAAGGGCCGCTATGACTGCCCACTGCTTAGCTGTAAAAGCCGCAGTGTTCAATCCGAAGCCATATGGTGTCCCGATAGTACGCTGCTTCATTGAAGCACGTCGCGATTGCGTAAGATCATGGTGCCGTCCATCGACGGTAACAAGATCGCGCAAATGCCACGTTTCTATGTTGGTTTTATGTTCCATCATATAAGCGTACTTCATGACAAGGCCGTCGTTTGCGAAAGCCGACCAATTGTGAATAACATCACCAGCGGTCGTAACCCAATCGGCGGCCCAGGACCAAGGTGTTAGTTTCCACACCAAGTCTGGCGTCAACCGTAGGCCAAAAAGCCTATTAGCATAAGCTTCAGTCTGTTTAGCCTTATTCAAGGCGGTCACGAACTCATTATCACCCGGAATTATGGGTGGTAAGTAGTAAGTGAATGCAGCTGAAAGCCAACGCTTGGTTGACGTTTGAACTATGTTGTCGATTCTACCATCCTTGGCGACACACCATGTAGGAAGAGCGGGATCCCCATAATAAAGGGAACCGCCTCCGATGGTGGTCGAACTCACTTCGGGAAAGTGGTACTTACGACGCAGAACACGATTAGCTCCGCGCGCGTAATTCGACATGTGACGAGCAGAGTCTCTAGCAACGCTAAAGAATTTCTGCAAGTCACCGACGAAGGGTGCCCACCCAAAGACGCCGTTAAGATACTCACTAGCTGCATCACGACTAAGTTTGTCGAAATCGACATGCTTAGTTTTGTGACGAAACTCGTGGGCTCTGTCACGCCATCTTTGGATTTCCGGGAGACGGGGAAGATCCCTTAGTTCTCCTAGAAACTGTCCCATCCCTGATAGTGGATTAGTTGGAAGGATTCGGGCAATAGCCTGAGTTCCCAACGCATCCATCTGGAACTTGAATGATGGTTGTGGAGCTTGATCAATCGTAAAAGGTAAATTACGATGCCAAGCATACAGTATACCATCAAACTCAAACCAGACACCAGCTGTCTTAGGACCATTCGAGATTTTGACACGTTCGCCAACACCTCGACAGTCCACAGAGATGGTGCTAAAGCTACCGCCTATGTCCTCGCGATTTCGCAATAAGTATTTGCGTTCTTTCGAGTACAAATTGGAAATTTTATTTCCATGAGAGACGGTAACCTGGGAGTAACCAGTACTACTCTGACTGATGTTTTGTGCAATCAGATTAGGTCCATCGTAGGTGTTCGAGAAGCTCGGTAAATCCGGGTACCTCTCGACCCTCGATCGACGACTGCTGGTTACCAAAGTG